CACCTCTGTCGCATCACCTTAACCAGCTATATGCCAGTAAGTTTATTCAGTCACACCCAATGTAACCGTCGTTACCCAGTTATTATAACATAAAAAATGGGGGTTTGCCAACCCCCAGAGAAATGTGTTTAAATCCAGTCTTTTCGTTCATGATGCTCTGGAACGATCTTACCTAATGTGACAGTTAATAAACCGTCTTCAAACACTACCTTCTTGACAACTGTATCGTCTGCGATAGTCCATGATCTAGTAAACGCTCTTTGTGCTAATCCCCTGTGAGTATAGTTCTCAGGTTCTTTTTTGTTTTCTTTGTTACCTTCTACAACTAGTTTACCATACTCTGTGTAAACCTTAACTTGTTTTTTAGAAAACCCTGCTAATGCTATTTCTAGTCTTGATTCAACATTACTAACATTAACCAAATTGTATGGTGGGTAACTAGTGTTAAAATCTGTTGTAAAGAATTGATCGAAATAATTATCTAATCCGATGCTATTCCTTGAAATGCGATCTATGATAGTTGGTAGATCGGCAGAATGATACTTCTGAATGTCCATAGTTCTCCTTATTAAGCGAGTGTAATTGTGTCCCCGAAGGCGACATTACTATTTAAACAGAAATATTATATATGGTCAATCGGTTATACCGACTAACTTGGTTCGGGTGTCCACCCAATCTTTTACATGGTAGTGAAAACCGCCCTTTTCTTGTACTGCTTTTGCTAAAGCATAATCATTCTGACCTTTCTCCATCATATCACCAAAGAAGTGTAACTCGTCAGTAGTTTGAAAGTCTCTAAGGATTTGACTTTTGTTTCTTCCTAGTGGTGCTAGGTCTAAACCTGTTTGTCCTCCTATCTGTACCTCTAGTTCTGGAAACTTTAGTCTAAGTCTTCTAGCAATTTCTTTTCTTTCATGGGTTAAGTTGTCCCATTTAACATACTCTTCTCTTTCTATAAAGCATGTATTTGCTCTACCCAGTATGCTAAAGTTTACACCGCCAGGTCTAACCTCTATATGAATTCCATTACGAATTGGAAACCTACTGAATAATAATTCATTTTCTAGGTGTCTTTTTACATCATCAGGCAATTCCCAATCGTCCCTATAGACATTCTTAGTGCCCTCATACACATCACTACCAGAACAATTATATACTCTGGTACATTTGTTATATAAACTTGGTGTGAGTTGTTCTAATGTCTTCTCTCTGTCACTACCTGTTACTAAGTAGACATCATGTTTTGTGGCAAAGTCATAGAAAAATGGTAAGAACTCACCATCAATTTCTTTTCTGGCGGGTGTGAGAGTCCCGTCAACATCAAAAATAAATTTTTTCAAATCAATCTTCCTCTGTTTTTTTTCTTCCTATATTGTACTTTGTTTCTAATATCCACTCGCCTTTGTCTTTATATGACAACACTTTTATTTGGTTTAATGGTGCAATGTCGGATATCTGATCGACATTTAATATACTAATGAGTCCCCAATCAGCAAGCAACTGAGAAATACGGTTCCTACGCTGAACATCATTAATAGTAAGGTTAGCTCTTTTTCCATCCAATGCAAATAGTTCTTTGAAGTGAACTATATAGTATCTTCCTTGTTTATGTAGGATATGACAACTTTGATAAAGTTTTTTTTCTTTTCTCGATGCTACACCAATTCTTGTCAAGGTTTCTCTAACCTTTAAAAAATCATCTGGTTCACTTAATGATACTTCTACCATCTTATCGGACGACCAATCAACGGTCGGTTCAGTCACTACACTCATTGTTTTAATTCATTGCGTAAAGTTATTTAGTAAATAATTCTCGCAAAAGGGCATTTGGATTTACCCTTTTTAAATAATCTATCTTTCCATTCTCCATTATCCATTGCCTCTTCTCGTTTTGTTTCATAAATTTCTAAGATTTCATCTATTATAGCATGATCTTCAATTCTTTGTAAGTCCACTTCTGCATTTAGATCAGGAGAATGAAAGGATAACCTGCATAGAGGATCACCTTTTCTGAACTTTACTGGTTTTGTTTTATCTACTACTTGAAATCCGATACTTGCCTTAGACGGCCATGTAGATAACTGTACCCAACCAGGAACCATAATCATATTATTATCCAAAGCAGTCATAGGATGATCATTTGCTTCTAACCACACATCATCATCTGATGTCCACAATAAAAAATGTGGTGTTGTTAAATGAAAGACTAAAGTATCTAAATGCTCTTGATTATGGTGTAAAAAATTTGAGTCTATTGGTTCATCAACTCTAAACTCATAGTCAATAGGTGATGATATTATAAAAGTTCTTTCGTTCCTATGATTAAAACATGGACACCTAGTATATGGCATGCCACTAGAGTCCTTAAACTCAGATTGTTTTATAATGTAATCGTCAGGTGAATCCTGACTCAAGTAATTAATTTTCATCAGTAAATAATTTTAGTTACACCCTTGTAATATAGTTCCATCTCATATTTTCTATGTAGATAATTTATATTTATTTTTTTCCCAGTGAGTTCTTCATAGACTTTTATAAATGTGCTCATCATGTGCCAATGTAATGGTGGAATATATGAAGGTGATAGACATACAAATATTTGATCAAACTTATAATCACCAAAATCATAATCCTCTTTGAATGACCAAGTAAAATTATCCAGATACTTGTGTCCATGCATTACATCAGTAAACTCTTCTGAGGTTACATTCATAATCCAATGAAAGGATTTTAATCTTTTCTGTGATTGTAAATAATATGCCCAGTTACCCTCTACTACTCTTTCATCCTCATCTATTTGTTTTATTTCTTCCTCTGTAGAATCCCTAGTATTGGTAAGTATATCACTATGATGATCTATATTAACTACTTCTATGTCGGTGTGTCCTTCTAAACCATATAAAATATTGTCATGATCATAACCAAAATGCACATCTTCGCAGTGTTTGAGTGCCCTTAAATATGTTCTTAAACAATAATCATAGTTGTCTATATCTATCTTATGAGATATGCTCTCAAATACCTCTGGCATTTTTGATTGATATTCTTTCCATTGGATTACTGCATGAGAATCTTTGTAATGCTCATGCATCCCACTAGTGTAAAACTCGTTAATTGCAGGTGCTGAAATAAAATCTAGATCAATACTTAGAATCTTCATTTTCTTCTTCAATTTCTAGTCCTTTAAAAACTAGAAGTGTCTCACCTGACTTAACATCTTCCATCTCAGGATGGATGTTTGTTTTTCTTTTCTTTCTGGGTTTGTCAAATTCATCTCTGACCATACCCATGCTTCTCCACATAAAGGCAAATGTTGCACCTGTTATTGCTGCAAACATTAACCCATACACAAAAACAAATAGGTCATTCATATTCTCCCACCTGTGTTTAACTTTTGTTTAATAAATTTTATTTGCTCTTTACTGAGAATTCTCATTGCTTGCAATGCTTTCTCATTACTGTATCTATAATACTTTTTAACTGCTTCTAAATCATCTATCTTATCTTTCCTTAACCAAGGAGCAAACCTTTTTCTTTTTCTCAAAGAATGTAATAAGAAATCATACTGCAACTTAGGGTCTAAGTTAGGATACTTATTCATCTCATTAGAAAACATTACACTATCTAATATCCCAGACAAACATTTGTTTACAATAAAAGCAGGATACTTAAGTGTAGGATCTTCCTCTAATAAATTTTCTTTTGTTAGATTAATTGATCTTAACCAGTCTTTAAGTTCCATTATTTGTAAACCTCCATAATACTGTAGTATACCACAACCCCAGACATAATACCACTAAGCATTAATAGGATACCAATAAGTCCAAATATATTAAGTTTAAATGGTGCTTTCTTTCTTTTCATAAGATGGTGGGATGTGATGGTCGTTCCAATGTCTGATATTACCACCAACAATAAAACAGTTAGTTACAACTAATTGTATCATAATAATCGTTCTAATAACACATATCCAATTATCATATTTTTTGGTTGTTCTATCGTTGAATGATCCTAAAGCATATTTCCAGACCTTCCAAAACTCACTCATAATTAAAAACTAATAATTCTTTTCGACCCTGTTGATCTTGCATATAATCACCAACAGATCTCATGGTATATGTGTGATCAAATTCTGCAGTATACCAATTCTTAAATCTGTCTCTTATCAATTGACTACTATTATATGATATCAACTGTGTTGCTGTAAACCCATCACATATTGTTGCAAAATCGTCATGACTAAATCTCTTATGTATTTCACCTTTCTTGCCATATAAATTATCTTTAATATCATATGGTGGATCTAAGTATATAAAAGTATCTTTACTATCAGATAACAATTCTGACCAGTTATAATTTGTAATGTTCCAGTTCTCAATTAATTTACCATACTGCGATAATTTTTCAATACCCCTACGAGAAAAATTAGACTCACTTGCTTGAGGTGAGAAAGAACTTGCCTCTGTTAGACCAGAGAAAGAACATTTATTTACAATATAAAATGCTGCAGCACGATCATGGTTAGATAATTCTTGATTGTTTATATCTTCCTTTGATTTTTTGAATAATTCTCTAGCAGTTTCTCTATCAGGATTTTCATTTTTATGTCTCAATAAAGTATCTTCCAATGCTTGACCATCATACTGCAACTCTTTCCAAAAATTAATTAAAGGTACATACAAATCATTTACCCATACTTTGAGATGAGGATACATCTTGGTAACATATAATGCTACAGAACCACCTCCTAAAAATGGTTCTCTATATTCTTTGTATGTGTTTAAATTTGGGAAGACTGTTGCTAATTTAGTACATGCTCTAGACTTTCCGCCAGGATATCTGAGAGGAGTTTTTAATGCTTTCATAGTGGTAGTTTCGCTTTAGATAATTTTCTTTTTACAGTGATAGAATGTAATCTACTTTTTCCAGTTGATATTTTAGTTGCCTCATCACGAGTCAATACATGCTCATTTCCATCAGCATCTAATCCAAAAAATATATCAAAATCAAATGGAACTTTTCTACATGTTTTTCCTTCCATACACTCATTATCTAGACTATAATTTCCTGACTTGTAACCAAAGATCCAACTGTTTCCATTAGGACTTATTTGACCACTAGTTTTTACTTGAACTTTCTTTGGTCGCTCATTAGGTTTGCAAATTAAGAAATCAAAATCACAGTTGTAATCAGGAGGACCCCAGAATACTGTATAATTATTTTCTTCTGCCCACATACATGCTCTCATGACACCTCTGCGTGTTTTTTCTACAGTAGTCATTCCTTCAAAAATTCCTACAAGACCTTTCTTTCCTAGACATTCTTCTCTAGTAATCATTTGAATTCACACTCTACCATAATTTCAGTCAATGCTGCCAAAAGATTAATCTCTTGGTCGGCAACAAATG